ATGATGTCACCATGGAAACACGAATTTTATCTCTTTCGGAGTGGCTGGAAGAGAACTGCTTGACACATGAAGAGTTTGCGCTTATGTGCGGCTGTACTCGCGCTGCCGTGACCCGGTGGGCCAGCGGTTCCAGAGCGCCATCACCTAAGTGGTTGAAGGTAATTGAGCGCAAAACCAAAGGTCAAGTGAATATAGCGATCGAAAGTCGTTTGACCGAAGGAGAACGCATCTATTTAAGTCTTCGGAAACAGGGACTTACGCTATCTGCTGCGGCGAAAAAGATACGCATTCATCGCAATACTTTGGCTCGTTTTGTGAGGGGCCAAGCAGATACGCCGTCAAACATTGTTGAACGTATATACAAAGTAGCGGGGTTGAAATGATCGATTTAGTCATCTACGGGAAGCCTATGGGTAAGGCTCGTCCCCGATTTAGCCGTCGCGGCGGTAAGGTCGTGACGTTTACACCGAAAGAGACGCAGCTTTATGAGCAGAACATCAAGTCTTTGGCTCAGGTCGCGATGCTCGGGAAAGACATGTTCGCAGGACCTGTAAAGGTCACGGTTAAGGCTTACTTTTCCCACAAGAAAAAGACGGGATGGCACGTATCGCGTCCCGATATTGACAACATCGTCAAGGCCATTCTGGACGGCCTCAATGGCATCGTCTTTGCGGATGATGCATCGGTAGCACAGCTCGTTGCCTCAAAGGAATACGGCGAGGAGCGCGTAGAGGTTCAAATAGAAAATGTCTGAAAATTTCATGGAACAGTATGGTGCGAAGCTCGTTGACGCGGGCTATCGCATCATTCCCATCATGCCGGGTACCAAGCGCCCCGGTCGTTATGACGGTGAAAGGTGGGGCGATCTTGCTCGCTGGACCGAAGTCACCGCTCAAAGCTTCCACGTTGATATCTGGTCAAAGTGGCCCGGTTGCGGTATCGGCATCTTAACGGGTGATGTAGTCGCAATCGATATCGATGTGCTCGACCAGCAGGTAGCTATCGAAGTCGGTAACGTCTTCCAGAAGAAGCTTGGTCAGACGGACCTGATCCGTATCGGCAAGTCTCCGAAGGCGCTGTACCTGTACCGCACGCTGGAGCCGTTCAGTAAGATCTCCCTGCACCCAATTGAGGTGCTCGGGCAGGGTCAGCAGTTCGTTGCCTACGCGATACACCCGGATACCAGCAAGCCCTATGAGTGGCCCTTCGAGGCTCCGCACGAGATCTCATTAGAGCGGCTCCCGCTTGTGACCCGTGAACAGGTGCTGGAGGCTGCGGAGGAGGCTTATAAAGCATTACCGCCGCCCCTGCGTAAGCGATCGCTCAGCCCCAAAGGTCAGATCTTCGTGCCTGACAAGGATGCGAAGTCGTCCTATGAGGGGCTGGTCGGTACCTACGCTGCCGTTGAGGATGCCCTGCGCTACGTCCCGAATCCGGACCTGTCGTGGGATGACTGGAACCGTATCGGTATGGCGATCTACTGCGCGACCGAAGCGAAGGGTTTCTACATCTTCGATCAGTGGTCGCAGGCTTCTGGCAAGTACAACCAGATTGAAACCCGGCAGCGTTGGGATCATTACAGCAAGTCTCCGCCCACCAAGATCGGCGCTGGCTCGCTCTACTTCCACGCGCAGCAGAACGGCTGGGTTCCGCCTGTATCGCTCAGCCTGAATCCGCAGAAGGCTCGCGCCATCGAAGTGGACCTGAGTTCCATTAAGCAAAACAAAAAGGATATCGTTAAGAGCACTCGCGAGAATTTCCCGCATCAATGGTTCCAGAGCCAATCTCTGGTCGGGCGCGTGACTCGCTGGATTAACGCCACAGCACAGCAGCCCCAGCCGACCTTCGCGCTAATGAACACGCTCTGCATGTTCGGCGCAATCTTCGGGCGTCGGTATGCGATGTCGCAGATCAACACCCGTTGCAATCTGTTCGCGATCGCTGTCGCAAAACCCGGTGCCGGTAAGGATCACAGCCGTCAGCGTATCAAAGAACTTTTGATGAAGGCTGGTCTGAATCAGATTATCTGCGGCGATCGCTTCAGCTCGGGCGTTGCCATCTTGCGCACGCTCTTTGACTACCCATCGCGCATTTCACACCTTGATGAGATGGGTCTGTATCTTCAGAGCTTGACCGCGAAGAATGCAGCGGGACATCAGCGCGACATCATCAAGACCTTGCTGGAGGTCTACTCGTCGAGCAGCGGTATCTACCACGGTCAGGAATACGCTGACTCACGCGATCGCCAGCGGTACGACATCAACCAGCCCAACTTCAACTTCTTCGGTACCACGACTCCGAGAACGCTGATTCCTGCGCTGAACTTTGACATGGTTGATAACGGTACGCTGAGTCGCATTCTGCTGGTTCCGCCGTTCGAGGAGTATCCCAACTCGCAGATCCCAGAGCTTCAGCCTCCGCCAGATGACATTGTCAAAGACATGCTGGACTCGGTGTCGGTCATCCCGCACGGTGCTGGGAACCTAACTAACATCCAATCGATCCCAAACTCAGTCGTGGCTCCGGTCATCGTCGAGTGGGAAGGGACCGCCTTCGAGCGGTACAGCCAGATAAAGGATTGGCAGATTCAACAGTCCCGAAGCGACGATGCCTTGTGGGTGCGCTTCTCTGAAATCGTGCTGAAGGTCGGCATGATTGAAGCGATTGCGATCGACCCGTGTGCTCCGGTCTTAACCGGCGAGATCTTTGAGATGTCGCACGACCTCGTGAAGTGGTCGTTCAATTACACGGCTGACTTGCTGTATCGCGAAGTCGCCGAGAACGATATCGAAGCGGCGCACAAGAAGATCTTGAACCTGATTCGCAAGTCTGGTGCTGAGGGTATGAACGGCACTCAGCTTGCGAAAGCCTGTCAGGGCATGAAGGCTCGCGATCGTAACGAGATCCTGCAAACCCTTGTCGAGTCCGGCGATGTGCTGGAAGAGGTCATCAAGAACCCCGGTGCGGGGCGCGAGCGCCGTGTCTACCGGGTGCGCTACAGATAAAAAAATGCCCCGGCGGAGCTAAGCTTCAACACCGGGGCGAACTCCTCTCTAGGAGAATGGAGATAGCACGAGGGGAGTTTATCCCCTCGGATCTTTACCTGCAAGCCATGAGACGTACCAGAGGGTCTTCCGGGCGTCCTGCTCCACGGCATCCTTGTGACCGAGCCTCCAGAGGTAGGCGATGGCGGTGCCCTTCAGGAAGCCTCGCCATTCGTCCTCGGTCAGGGCGGACTTGATGGCATCGATCGCCTCTATCTCGCCCTTCTTGTAGTGGTTAGGGTTGATCGGATCGCTCATCAGACTTTCCCTTTCGTTTGGCCTTTCGCTTGGCATGACTGAGCTTGGCCATGCGTTGGTAGTGCGCCTTAGGTCGTCGCTTCTTTGCTCCCGTAGCAGCGCTTCCACCTCGGCTTCCGATAGTCGCCAAGTATTCTCGGATTGCATCTTTATCCCCTTGCATTTCGTAACAACTCCAACTCAGTCTTCAAGATATTCAGTTCCATCTGGATCACTTTGTACTCGTCCCAAAGTCCTGCCTTATGGACGTTGTTCAAAGCAACCTCAACTTTCTTGGCTTGGCTCTGACCGTAGCCCCATGGCGCAGCCCGTAACTCATCCGCCCATGCTCCGGGCGGGGATTCTTTATCTACGATCATGGATCATTCCCTCTACCACTTTGGTAACTTGTTCGACGACGTTATCCCAAGGCGCAATCATGTTCTCCCTCGGGAAGATCCGCACACTCGGATACCACAGGCTTTGACTGTCCCGTGAATTACCCCAGTACCAGAGCTTGTTCGCATCCATCAAAAGCACCGGCCTTCCCAGCGCACCAGCCAGATGCACGGTTGAGCTACTGATGGAAACAATCACATCGCACAGCTCGCAAAGCGCGGCCATGCCCTCAAAGTCCGACCAGAGATTGACCGAGGTCGTAATGATGTTCGTGTTGTGCGTTTGATTAAAATAATCAATAGCCTTCTTGTCGCTGCCGTATTGCAGGTTAATCACATTGCAATCTTGCTTGATGATCGGCAGGAGCTTTTCAAGATTGACACTTTTATGCGGCCCGATCTTGATAGCGTTACTAATCCAAGTGATGCCAACCGTTAGCTTCTTCGGATCAAGATTCGCTTCGGCGCGATACTTCTCAACAAGTACAGGATCGGCTTTTAAATAGTTTTTAGCGGCATACTTTTCGATGTCATCTAAAGACTGGATGAAAGACCCGCCGATGCTTGCGAAGGGAATCTGCGATTCGTGAAGATCCGACCGCACTTGATCAATGTTCGACATGAAGTTCACGTTTGGCATTGAGCGGCTAAAAAGAGAAACCAATCTCGGGTCAAGCATCGCCGTGACGTACTCTGACTTTTCTCGAATCGCTGGGATCAATGACCCGTAAATGATCATGTCACCGATGCCTTGCTCGCCCCATACAAGTACTGATTTGTAGTCACCATCAAGTGACCACCGAGGCTTATACGTTACGAGCTTGCGACTTTTAAACCGCTGGCTGTTCCAACGCTTTTCATACAAAGGCCAACCGGTCTTAAAGTCATTGAGCTGAAGCGCAAGCAATCCCAATATCCAGTTTGCGTTTGGATCTTCAGGGCCAATCTCGTTAGCCAGCCTAAAGTCCTTCATAGCTTCTTCGTAACGGTGCATTTCCCATTGCGAAGCCCCACGCTGAATAAGCGCATGTAAGTACTTAGGATTTAATTCCAAAGCCTTATTAAAGTGCGGTATGGCCTCGTCATACTTCTGAACCGCTGCCAGTACGATGCCAAGGTTTACAAAGTCGTCTGCCCCCAGCTCTACTCGCTTCATGGCAGCGTAGTAATACTTAGCAGCTTCCTCGTTGTTGCCTTTCATCTGATGCAGTCGAGCCTTGGCCCTATATGCAACCGGATCTTTAGGTGCAATAGAAATGGCTACGTTGCACAGATCCATGGCCTCATCAAGTTTGCTTGCTTGAAACTTGGCCTCAATCTGCTTAATAACTTTCTGAAGTTTGTTCATATAATTTTTGCAACCGCCATCCATTCCTTACCGTACTCAACGTCAGTCCAGTCCTTAAACCAAGGACCGCCTCGGGTCATGTGAACGGCAATCGGATTGGGGCAATCGCTCTTGGTGTACCAACCTTCTAGATAGTTATACGCAATCGGCAAGTGCCCGATCACATCGTCGGTTAACCATTCGAACCGGTGAAGATAACTCGGCGTTGCAATGTTCACAATCTCTGGCGTTAACTTCTTAACTTGTTCATGCTCACAGTTGATGAACATGAAGCTGGACCAGTTCTTTCGGGGGTAAACGTGTTGCGCTTGGTTATTCATTTTGACCGTTTCGGTCGGCCTGTAGTCGTGCGGTACCACGAAGCACGCTTTTGCCCCATCGGCGTAGTCAAGCAGAGTCGCGATGTCCCCCCGGAAAAGAAAATCGCAGTCGCAAAATACGGCCCAGCCGGAGTACCCCGCGAGGTGTGGAGTCAGAAACCGCGTGAGGCTGAACTCCGTAGACGCGAGCGCATCGACCCCACGCCAATAAATACCCTGCTCACGCAGCTCGCTTTGCTTTATCGGGACAATTTCGAGCGGGATTGAAGTGTGCAGTTCAAGCGACTTCTTGCACACCTCATACGCAGCCTCTTCGCGACTGTCCCACCCAATAAACACTTTAAGCATTGAGAAACGCCTCCTTACGAGCGGGGCCTTTGAAGTGGAGAATCTTGGGTACGTGTCCCCCAGCAACACGCTCCGGTAGACAGGCATATTCGCTCTCCTCCATCTCGCCAACGAGGTGCGTATATAGCATGTGCGAATAGACCTTGAGCGCCTCCTGATCGCCGTACCAAGAGCGCAGATTCTGATCCATAAACCCCATCAGGATCGTCATGCACTTCCACGCATGATAGTTGCTCGTGATAGTGGCGCAGCCGAGATAAGGGTACAGCGTACCCAGTGGAATGCCGTGGAACTTTTTGAACACTCCGCCTCGCTGCTCGCCGTTAAACCCCGCGTCCCGATCAAATGAGCGACGGCAAAAGATCACTTCCTTATCGCCCAGAATCGCTTCCGGGTTGGCCGGTAAAACGAACAGCATATCGGTATCAATATACATAGCAGGCTTTGTTAGCCGTGCCTCTGCAAATGCGCGGGTGCGCCAGTACATGATCTGCGCCGGGTCGCCCTTGGAGTATTTGTACTCGTCCACGCCCTCGACCTTCGGGGTAGCGTCGTCGGTACACATGATGACTTCGGCGTCGGGCATCACGGCCTTCAACGATGCCACCATTTTGGTCGGAAAGGTAATGTCCGCACCAACGTGAAAGAAAACAAAGCGGCTCATGGCTTCTCCGCTCGCTCTTGTATCATCGCATCGGCTACCCGGTAAGCATCTCGCGCAAGGCTATAGATATTCGGGTGTGCCCCGTCTTGATGTCCCGCCAGAATCCCCTGCATCGCTGCCGCTGCAAAGTAATCCCGCAACTCCATCCCATAGGCTGCGCTATCTTCAGGCTTGGTCTTCATCAATTTCCTCCAAAGGATCACGCAGAACCAACACAGTAGAAACCGCAGACTGATCTTTCAGTTTCAGCAATGCTTCTGCTGCCGTAGCTAAGGTTTGTTTTCGTATCAGAACGGCTAATTTGCAAATAATTTGCGCGTTTGTTTTCGGAGAAACAGGCCCAGTCGCGTCATATTCAGCGGCCATCTTCTCAACAAACTGCCAGTTAAAAACCTCAAGCTCACCGGTCGGCCCGATCTTGCACCAGACCTCTTCGGGCGTTTCAGCCGTCTTCGGTTTTTCCATGTATTCAAACTCTTCACTCATAATTCACCTTTGCGAATAACCAAAAGCTGGGGGTAGTAACTAAACTCTGCAATCTGTCCACGCGCATCCACGATCCGCATGACCTGATCCATAAACGACATAATTGATTCGCGACTGTTGACGGCTTGCGGATCGAAGTGCTGGCGGAACTGCTGAGTGTAAGCGTCGTTGTACGTACACTTTAAATCTTCGATCACGTAGTACCCGCCCGGTCTGATGTGATCCCACACCATTCCAAACATCTCGACCATCTGCTCCGAGATATGACTCGCGTCATCAATGAACAAGTCATACATCGCGTCATCAGGCGGTGCGTTCTTACACAAATCCAGTATGTGAATGTCCACATTCGGCAGGTCTTTACACAGGCTCGCACACTCCTCGCGAATGTCAAAGCCGGTGATGTTCGATGCTGGTAGGTAATGCGCCCACATGTGGAGTGATGCGCCACACGCTACACCGGCTTCGGCTATCTCAAACACGCACTTGTGCCGGGGCTGTCCCTCGGTGCGGATCATCTCGGCTACGATGCGCTCGTATACGTCTGTATAACGATGCTTTACATTGCCCTTGTCGCTGCCGAATAGATCAGCCAGTCCTGTAAGCGTCATCTCTTTCAGGTTCACCTCGCCGGTATCCGGGATGTACTCCTCGGGGGTTACGGTGTCCAAGTAGCGGCGCACTCCGCCTCGTGCCATCGGGTCGTTCATGGTTCTACCTCCCACTTGATGCCTTTTTGTTCGCGCTCTGTATTGGCGGCTTTTTTAGCCGCATCAACACACTCATTACAGGCGTGGCTTAATCCAATTTTGTTTTCTCTAGGGATATCTGGCAGAGCGGAATCAAAGACAAATGTCCAGCTATCCTTAAAAAACTCTTCGCCACAAAATTCACACGTTACTTCACGATTAATCCTGATCATTTGCTCTCTCCTCTCGCCCGAATGGCGGCGGCGCATCCCACAAGTGTCGGAATATGCGTCAATGTCGTTGGTTCTTTCGGTAGCGGACCGTTCTCACACAACTTCGCGCAAGCTTCCCGCTCATGTGCTACGGCTTCGCGCACTCGTACACAGAAAGGGTTCTGGCATTCCGCGTGGCAGGAATGAATGGCATTCAGATCCATGCGCTCCCGCTCGGCTGCGGCAACGAGGGCGGCGAAGCGTCCAAGTTCTTCAATTGGGGCTACTGTGGTTGTGACTGCTCCGCCTTCTTCGATAGCAACCACACGAATAAACCCCGCCTCTCGCGCCAGTTGGATGATGTCGTCGCGGGTCACCAGTCACCTCGGTTAAATGGTCCCATGTTCAATGATGCGCGAAAGCCGGAAATGACTTCATCTAGTCCGTACAAATTTTCAATGTCGCGCTTTCTCACATTCTCTAATGCTTCCAACGCCTGCTCAGATGCTTTACGTGCGTCTACCATTAAATATCTCCACTCCGCTTCCACTTGATCCCGCCCATCCTTAGCAACGAGGGCGGCAAAGTGTGCAAGGCTTTCGGCGGTGAAAGCGTAAATGCCGTATTCATTTTTAGCCATGCGCATGATGTCGTCGCGGGTCATACCTTCGCTCCGTAATATCGTCCCACTAGTTTGAATGCGTCGATATGCTGCTTCAGTTCAGCCAGATCCGCTGCCTTATCAGAGCTGAATATGTACATCTGCTTCCCTGCCTTGCGGTCTCGGTAGTCTTTCTGAAGCGACTTCAGGGTGCGCTGCAATTCCGCTGCCGTGATCTCTTCGAGCAGGTCGGAGCTGACTTCGATTTTCATAGTTCACCCTGCTTCCACAGCACATAGTCGTACTGCTTAATCCCTCGGCGTATTGCGGTGCCGATAACGGACTGACGGATGCCCCACTCTTTTACGAGATCTTTGTAGCGCACTCGCTCGTTCTCTTCTCTGGCTAATTTCTTGCGCTTCAATACGATCTTGTACTGCTCAAAAGACAGGCGCGGGTTGTAGCGCGAGATCTTGGTATATTCGCTCACCACAATCTCCCG